TGTCCCTGCCTTCGCCGCGTGGCCGGCTGCGCTACGCCACCCGGCTCCGCCGGCCACGCTAGCGCAACAGCCAGCCTTAAACTAACATTCCACCTGGATCACTCAGTGGGGGCCGATCAAGCTGGTCGCCGAGCAACCGATCGTCCCATACCGAATTTTCGGTAAGACGATTGTCCGCGATCATGAAGGCGCTCACCTGGGCGTCGGTGAGGTGCTCCAGCCGAATAGTCGGTACCTGGGTCCAGCGTAGCTCACGACATGCCAAGATCCGGCCATGTCCGGCGATCACCCTCGACGCGCCATCGATCAGCACTGGGACGTTGAAACCGAATGCTTTGATGCTCCGCGCGATTTGGCGGATTTGTCTGGAACTATGAATTCGCGGGTTGTTCGGGTTGAGCTTGAGCCGATCAATTGAACAATACGTCACTGCTAACGGGGTAGCCGCAGCAGCACTGGCCTGGTTGCGAGAGGCGCGATCCTGATCACCAAGAAGGGAAGACTTTCTCGCCCGCATGCGAATCTCCTCCAATGCCAGAGGAGACTCAAACCGATTCTTTTCTCAACTCAACTGTGCGCAAGTTGAATAGGACATTAAATTGTGGTGACGTTCCTTGTCCCCGTCTGCAGCCTCCGTCCAGTCCCTTGCGCGACGGCTGTGAATCGCTTCGTTTGATCTCCATCGTTACATTCCTTGCTGGGACAGTTAGTCTTCGGGTCTCTGGGGCCGCACGTGCGGCTGCTGCTAGCGCAATGAGACTGCCAGCACCGCCGAGGTGCCACGCGACCGATCTGAGCCGATCCGGCCCGGCTCCTGAGGGCGCTGATAAGCCGGTCCGCCGGGACCATAAAAGCCGCGTCGCCTAGCCCTTTCTGCGCCTCCTGCGGCCTATCCGAAGATGATCGGGATCGGGCAAAAAGAGCCATAAGATTGCTCATGTTTCGCTCGACTTCCCCGGCATTGCGAGCATGTGTTGCTGGCAAACCAGCGGGGTTGCGCCATGGACGCCACCAGGGTCCAAATCACCACAGGGGCCTATCTGGCTGAAATCCGGCAACGGCCCGACGAAGCCGCGAACATCGCCTAGGCACAAGCCTGTGCCGACGCCGGCAACACCAAGCAGGGAATAGCAAATGCGCTCGATGTGGAGCAACTCGTCTACGAGGTCAAAACGCTGCTCAATGCCGCATCTTTGATCAATCGGATTTCGAAGGGCTGATCGTCTTTAGCTTTCCTCTTCCTCCTCCTACACCCCGCCAGCGCCAACGGCCTCCGCGGGGCTCGGGCGGTGGCAGCGCCAGATGCTGTCACAACCGATTGGAGGAGACCGACATGTCAAAGCCGAAGAGAACTGCGAAGTCGAAGCCTGCCGGGCGCAAAGGTCGGCAGAGGGATGCAGCAGGCAAAAAGGCAAAGCCAGCGGCGACTCATGCGAATTCGAAGCAGGCGGCCGTGCTTGCTCTGCTCAACCAACCCCATGGCACGACGATCGCTGCGATCATGAAGGTGACCGGATGGCAGCAGCACTCGGTGCGCGGCTTCTTCGCAGGCGTCGTCCGCAAGAAGCTCAAATTTGAGCTCGAGTCGGAGAAGACGGATGGCGAGCGCCGATATCGGATCATCGGCAGCAAAGCCGCCAATCCCAACGTCCTGGATGAAGAACGCCGGGCAGGCTAACCATGAAGTCAGCCAAGCCATCAACGGTCGAGGCCGAAGATCGACCACGTTCGGTCCTTCGGCCTCGGACCGGCACGCGCGAGCGAGCCGGCACGCTGCGAGGTATCGCACAGCCATCGAAGAAAACGGCTGTGCGACACAGCCATGATTTGCGACTCGACGATCTCGGCCGATCGTCGCGCGCCGAGTTGCGTGCGCTCTGGGCGCAGGAACTTGGCGACAAACCGCCTGCGACGCTCGGACGCGACGTTCTTGCGCTCGCAATTGCCTATGCGCGGCAGGAACGACTCTATGGCAGCCTTAGCAAGTCGGTTGTCAGGGAGCTTGATCGATTACTCGATCGGGTGCTCCGGGACAGTGGCACCAAGGGCGCCCCAGCGCTCACGAGTCCACTTCCCCGGACCGGCACTGTTCTGATGCGCGAATGGCAGGGCACCACCCATCAAGTCACCATCGTGAATCATGGCTTCGTGTGGAATGGCGAGACATATCGCAGTCTGTCCAGCATCGCCCGCGCGATCACCGGCACGAAATGGAACGGGCCGCGGTTCTTTGGAATGCGCGAGGCGAATGGCAAGGCACCGGAGGGCCGCCGTGGCCGCTAACGAGCGAAAAATCCTTCGTTGTGCCGTCTACACCCGAAAATCCTCCGAACATGGCCTCGAACAGGACTTCAACTCGCTCGACGCCCAGCGCGAGGCGGGGGAAGCCTACATCAAGAGCCAAGCCCACGAGGGCTGGAAGCTCATCAAGACGCATTATGATGATGGTGGCCTCTCCGGCGGGACGTTGGGGCGCCCTGCCCTCCAGTTGCTGCTGTCAGACATTCGCGCGCGCAAGATTGATGTCGTGGTGGTGTACAAGGTCGACCGGCTGACCCGATCGCTCGCTGATTTCGCCAAGCTTGTCGAGTTATTCGAGGCACACGGCGTCTCGTTCGTGTCCGTGACCCAGCAGTTCAACACCACGACCTCAATGGGGCGGCTGACCCTTAATGTCCTTTTGTCGTTTGCCCAATTCGAGCGCGAGGTTGCCGGCGAGCGGATCCGGGACAAGTTCGCGGCCTCGCGCCGCAAAGGCATGTGGATGGGTGGAACCATCCCGCTCGGTTACGACGTGAAAGAGCGCAAGCTAATCGTGAACGAGGCCGAGGCCGAAACCGTCCGGGTCATCTTCCGGCGCTATCTCGCGCTCGGATGTGTTTCGAAACTGCGCGCCGACCTTGACCAGAAGGGTATTCGCAGCAAACACCGCATTCTCCGGTCGGATCGAGTCCTCGGTGGCTGCTCCTTCGGCCGCGGCGCGCTCTACCATCTGCTGCAGAATCGGATCTATCGAGGCCAGGTTGAACACAAAGGCATTGCTTACCCCGGAGAACACAAGGCCATCGTCGACGACGAGCTCTGGGATGCTGTGCAAGCCAAGCTCTCAGAGAACGTCCGGCAGCGGCGCCGGACTCAGGTCCAGAGCGGGGCTCTTTTGGGCGGTATCATTTTCGATGAACACGGCAACCGAATGTCGCCGACCTATACGATGCGGCGGGGCAACCGATACCGGTACTACATCAGTCGACCATTGACGCAGGGCCCTGGGGGAAGAACAGTGAAAGGAGCAAGCGCCCTCCCCCGTCTCTCGGCCGACGGTGTGGAGCGGATTGTGGTCGAGACGCTGAATCGCGTGTTGCCCCGAGACCATCTTGCCACCGATGCCGACGCGGACACATGGAGTCCAAAAACCCGGAGGCTTATCAGAGACACAGTGCAGCAGGTCGTCGTCCATGAAGAGGAGATCCACATCGAACTCAGAGCGACGACCGGAGGATCTCCAACGAAAGCCGGACCCGATGGCGACGCGGTTCGGCCTATCCTCAAGGCACCCCTGCCGGATGTCCGCCAACGCGCGCGCAAAGAGATTCTCATTCCAGGGGTGCCGGATCGGAGTCGCGCCGTATTGATCACGCGCTCATCCTTGCGCTTGCGAGGGCGAGATTGTGGATGCGTGCGTTACGAGAGGGCAAATACGCCGGCACCGTCGAAATTGCGCAACAGCTTGGTTTCAGCGGCCCGCACGTCCGCAGGCTTCTGCGGTTTGCCTATCTGGCACCCGACATCGTCGAGGCCATCGTCGAGGGCCGCCAACTCCGTTCGCTGACAGTCAAGCTGCTGCTGCAAAGGATTCCTCTCGCCTGGTCCGACCAACATGCTGCGTTCGGATTCACCCAGTGAGAATCGAATCGTCCTTCTGAGTGCGCATGCATCAAAGACGAGACCGGCGTGTCCTTACCGCACCGCGTGCGCCGCGCCGGTGGCGTGGCGTTGCACAGCTGTTGGTAGCCTATCCCTCAACTGGGGCCGGCGCGGTCGCGCCGAGATCAAGAATAAAGCGGCTTAGATGCAGGGATACGATGTCATAGTGCACCCCCGCGGGTTGTATCCCTGATTGCATCGCATCCGCGAGCGTCATGGTCCGGCTCCCTGTCATCAGCAGACTGCCTGGCCGATTCGAGCTCGGAGCGGCCTTCACGCGCGTAATCCCCACATAGAAGAGCCGACGCTGCTCTTCAAGTTGAGCCTGGCGTTCCGCGATTGATGTTCCCGGCTCGGGTTCAGCCGGCAACAGTCCGTCAATACAGCCAGCAATAACGACAATCGGGGAGCTCAAGCCCTTGCTCTTGTGAAGACTCATGATCCGCACTTCGGTCACATCAGGCGGAATCTCGGGCTGGGAAACGGCCTCAATGATCTGTGAAAGCAGATCCTTCGGTGTCTCAGCCGAAGCCATCAGGCTCGCGACAAGAACTCGCAGCTCACCGGCGTCGGTGAATTCCGATCCGACCGGTTTACGAACAGCTTGAATATCGCAAGCCGCTCCTGCGCCACCTCCCTGTCGAGTTCGGTCTCCTGATAATAGGATTTCGACGGAATGCCACGGTCCTTCAACGCGGCGTGGATCGGATTGCCGATAGTGCGCCGCTGGGCCAGGACGAGAACCTCCCCGGGACGCCGTCCGTGTTTGTTGATCTGGTCGTCCACGAAGGCGCCGATCGCCTGCGCTTCGCGGGCCACATCCGGATATTGCACGATCCACATCTCGCCTGACCCGTTCGCCGGAACGGGCGCCAACTGAAGCGGTTCCCGATCCACGTTGTGCCCAATAAGAGCATTGGCAACGGCCACAACACCCGTTGGACAGCGGTAACAGTTCAGGAGCGCGTGGTCGGTGCACCCAGGGTGTGTCCGGGGAAAGGTCCGAATTCCCTCCGGGTGTGCGTGCTTGAAACTGTAAAGCGACTGGTCATCGTCGCCGACGACGCAGAGCGCGGCGCTCGTGCTTAGCAAGTCCACAACAGCTTGCTCGGCCTTGTTGAGGTCCTGGTATTCATCGACCAGAACGTGGTCATAGAGCGAACGCTCAGGAGCCGCCGGATTGTTGCGTAGGTAGCGATAGAGTTCCGGGATGATCTCGCCGATCAACATGCCTTCGTGAAACCGCAGCCACGCCACAAGCACATTCTGAAATGCCGCGTCGGGCGCAGCCTGCGCGAAACCAGGCTCTTCATGCTGCAAGCGTGCCCAGGCCGCTTCGTAGGCGCGGATGCGCTTTTGCCGTTCCCGTTTTTTTCCGAAGCCGGTCGGAAGATCATAAAGGAGCGGTTCCATCTCGAAGCGATTCAACGGCCGCGCCACGCGCCCGGTCACAGCGAGGACGTTCTGCAGGCTCAGCACGCGCATACCAAGGGAGTGGAGAGTCGAGCCGCGTATCTGCTCGCAGCCTGGCACCCCCATATTGATGAGCTCGCGCTGCAAATCTTCGGCCGCCACCTTTGTAAAGGTCACCGGCAGAATACGCGTCGGTGCAATGCCGCCTTCGAGAATCCGCGCCACACGTCGCTTGAGCGCAAAGGATTTGCCTGTCCCCGGCCCCGCCAGCACGCGGATGTAGCGAGAATTGTCAGCCGCGATTTGATAAGCCGGAGATTGGGGATCGAGATTGCTATCCCAAGCCATAGTACGTTTTCCTTCCTAAAATTACACCGTGACGCGAAATGTCCCACCAACGTATCGGAGCGGTTTTGTTGAAGGTCTGGCCGGGCAAGAGATATTCCTTCGCCCAGTCAAGCATGAGGGGATTTCGTCGAGAGCCGTCCTCGTGGGTGCGCATGCATCAAAAGCGAGACGCCAAAAATAGCCCTCGGAGACAGAGGGCGCTAACGGCGCATTCGTCACCGAATCCGAGACACCGAGACTGAGTCCAATACGAGCAATAGGCCCAATTCGCGGGGATTTCGGAGACCCTCCCCTAAATAGCGATGGAGTCCAGACTGGCTGGCTGAGGTGGGAGGACTCGAACCTCCGAATGGCGGAATCAAAATCCACCTAATTCGCGTGTTGCGTCAGCGCCCATTCTGAAAAACAAGCGAAATCCTACGGATTGGTTCTCAATGGGTTAGCTGGTTTTTCAGAATGGCCGATAGAAGCGCGGCACGGTCCGCCCGATGTGGGGACCATGATCTGGGCGAGCCGAGCCGCGCTAGGCGCCGGTGGGCGAAACGGCACCGATGGGGTAATTCATAAACCAGATGTAGAGTCGCATCGAGCAGGACCATGAGCACTATTCCCCCGACGCGCTCATCCTCCCCCGGAGCGCAGCGTATGCGCCGCTACCGCAAGCGACGTCGGCAGCGGATGCGGTACATTCCCATCCCATTACACATATCGGAAATCGACGCGCTCATTCGCATGAGGCTCCTGAAGGACGAGCAGCGTGAGGATGTCGAAGCACTCCAGACTGCGGTCTTGACCCTCGTCTACCGGGCCCTGGAGGACCTCGCGTGACGCGTAACGGTAGCGGCTCCGCCCGACGTGACACGTAACGGCAAGGGTACCACTCGTGGCTGCGCGATCAGCTTCAGCGGGCAGCACGACACCGCGGTGCTGGGCGGATAGGCCCACAGATGCCGGCGGCGGGCTCCCCCCTTTTCGCAAAAAAGGCCCCCCCTCCCCCTCGTTGACTTCTAAGTCAACCTGGACGCTGCTGCCGGCGCGCTGAATGCGCTCGCTATACACGTCCTTGCAGGACACCTTTGGGAAGGGGGGGTGCCAGAAAATGGGAATTCGAGGGGGGGGTAAATCCAAAAAACGACCACCCCCAAAACGGTGAAAGGCGCACGTTTTGGCACCACCCCCCCTACCTCAAAAGCTCCCGATCGCCCCGATTTTCATCGCGGACTCGGTTTCG